ACAGTTTATGATTATGTAACTGGTTCTTACTTTAGTCCTTATGTTACAACCGTAGGTTTATATGATGAAGATCAAAATCTATTAGCAGTAGGAAAATTAGCTCAACCATTACCTACCACAGCAACTACGGACACAACTATTCTTATTAATCTAGACCGATAAAAAATGTGGACTTATAAAAACGAACCTATGGAGGCACTCTCCTCCTTCCCTGAAGGGACCTTTGGTTTTATCTATAGAGTAGTTCATGAACCAACAGGTAAAGCCTATATTGGTAAAAAAGTTTTATTCCATCAAAAGAAAGTAAAACTTACCAAAAAGGAACTACTAGAGTATACTCACGTAGCTGGTAGAAAACCAGCATATAAGCTAGCAATGAAAGAGTCAGATTGGCAAACATACTATGGTTCAAATAAAGAAATTGTAGATATGCTAAAAGAGGGTAAAAAGGATGAGTTCAAACGTGAAATTTTACATTTGGCTACCTCAAAAAAGTTATTAACTTACTACGAGACAAAATATCTATTTGTATATTCAGTACTTGAAAAACCAGAGGAGTTCTATAACGATAACATCCTCGGAAAATTTTTTACAAAAGACTTTGCCCAGTAAGGTACTTTTCGTATCTTACACAATATGGTAAATCAACTAGTTGTAAACGTAGTCAATTCCGTTTTAGGACCAGGCAAACCTACTGCTCGAGGTAATCAGGCTCATACCTGTCCTATATGCCATCACCATAAACCCAAACTCGAAATTAATTTTGATGAGAATTCATCTCACTATCAAAGTTGGCATTGTTGGGTTTGTGATTCTAGAGGCTCTAAACTACTTAGTTTATTTAAAAAAATAGATGCTTCACAAGACAAGATAAACGAGCTACGCTCACTTGTAGGTGCTTCAAGACAAATTATAGTTGATTCAAATGCTAGTAAGGTAGAACTCCCAAAAGAGTTTAAACCACTATCCGAGCTTACCAAAAACGATATTATTGGAAGACACGCTCTAAACTATTTAAAAAAGCGCGGTATTTCTAAACACGATATACTTAAATACAATATTGGTTATTGTGAAGGGGGTACATACAACAAAATGATCGTTATACCATCGTATTCTAGCGAAGGTAAACTAAACTATTTTGTTGCTCGTAACTTTGATCCTAATTCACCGGTCAAATATCGCAATCCTTCAGTCAACAAAAATATTGTACCATTCGAGTTATTTGTAAACTGGTCTTCTCCGCTTGTATTGTGTGAAGGGCCATTTGATGCTTTAGCTATCAAACGTAATGCAATTCCATTGCTTGGAAAACATTTGCAAGATAACTTAATGAAAAAAATTGTAACGTCAACCGTAAAACAAATCTACATTGCCCTGGATAAGGACGCGATGAAGGATGCTTTAAGGTTTGCTGAACTATTATTAAACGAGGGTAAAGAGGTTTACCTCGTAGATTTGGATGAAAAAGATCCAAGCGAAATGGGTTTTGATAATTTTACAAACCTTATCCAAAACACTTATCCATTAACCACTTATGATTTGATGGCTAAGAAAATTGAACTTATATGAGTAAAAGAAACATCAAGCATTCTTATGATCGCATTCTAGAGATTTCAGAAGATGCTAAACAAATTACAATGCCAGACTCACGTTACTATAGACGTAACGGAAAATACTACCCTTCTATCACTTACGTGTTGTCGGCCTACCCTAAAGGAAAGTTCTTTGAGGATTGGTTAAAAAAAGTAGGGTACTCTTCTGAGTATATTGTTAAAAAAGCAGGTGAAGAAGGTACAGCCACTCACGAGCTAATCGAAGATTACCTAAATGGCAAAGAACTCCATTTCCTAAACGAGTGGGGCAATCCACAACACAATCCAGATGTATGGCAAATGTTTCTACGTTTTGTAGATTTTTGGGAAACCTATAAACCAAAATTGATTGAGACTGAAGTTCACTTGTTTTCGGATGAATACGAGATAGCAGGTACTTGTGACTTGGTTTGTGAAATAGAAGATCAATTGTGGATTATTGACTTTAAAACCTCTAACCATTTACAAACTACATACGATTTGCAAACAGCCGCCTACGCTACGTGTTACCAAGAATGCTATGGTAAGCAAGTTGATCGCACAGCTATTTTGTGGCTCAAATCATCTAAGCGCGGTCCAAAAACCGGAGCTATGCAAGGTAAGGGATGGGAAATCTATGAATCTAATCGCACTATAGAGGAAAACATGGATATATTCAGAACGGTTAAAAAATTATTTGATCTAGAAAACCCAAACCATTCACCTATCTTTACTGAATTCAGAACTACAGTTAAGAGAGAGCTCTGATATTTATACGTAAACGCGCGTATATGATCTCATTGGTTCAATTACTTAAAGAGGCACAGGGTGCCCCAAAAGCTATTATTTTAGCAGGCGCTCCTGGCGCTGGTAAATCATCTGTTGTAGGTGAAATCATCAGTGACCTTGGTTTAAAAGTAATGAACATTGACGATTTTTTTATCAAAAACCTTCGCGATGCTGGTATTTCACTTGATTTGAAAAAAGCAGATGCTGAGGGTAGAAGTGGAGCAGCTAAAGCAATGGCTTCTGCTCAAAAAGACTATCAAGCAGCTCTAGCACAGGAAATAGGTTCAGGTGAAAACATCGTAATTGATGGTACAGCTGCTGCTTATAAAAAAACAGAATCGCTAAAGAATACTTTAGAGACAGCAGGATATGATGTAATGATGGTTTACGTTTATTCTTCACTTGAGAAATCACTTAAGAAAAACGAAGACAGATTCGAGCGTTCAGCGGGTGAGGATAGAAGTTTGATGCCTTCAATTGTAATGCAAACATGGGCTAATGTAACTAAAAACTTTATCCCTTACCTTAACTTATTTGGTCAAAACTTTGTAGCAACTACAAAAGATAAGGATCCATTTAGTAAAAAAAGTTTAGACGATATAGTTAAACGCTACATTGATCCTTATAAACCAACTGATACTAAAGAAAAATCAGAAAAAGAACTCGCTAAATCCAAAGCTGATAAAGAAGCACTTGAAAAAGAAATCATAGCACTACGCAACGAGAAAAACGTTCAAGACATTATACAACAAACTGTTTCTATTCCAGAAGCACAATCTAAAATCAAACAATTCCTTAACTCATGAAAAAATCTGAATTAAAAACCCTAATCAAGGAAGCTCTAGAGGCTGAAACAATGGAAATGGTAGAGCCATATAACGAGGTTGGCGAGATCATTCTTGTAATGAAGCCTAGAAAAGGTATGTCAATGGATGATATGATCCGTCCTGCTTCTATTTATGATGCAATCGATATGAATGAGATTGCTGCTGCCTACATGGGTACAAATAAATCAGCTGCTCGTAAGCACGCTAAAACTGCTATGAAAGAGTACGAAATGCAGAAAGAAGCTCTTAAGCGTGAAATGGACGAGTACAGAAAGGCTAAAACAGAAATCGAAGAAAAGAAAAACAAGGCCAAAGAGCTTATCATGAAGCTTAAATAAATGGACCAACTAACAAAGTTTTTGGTTAGAGAACTAGTAGACGGACAATCCGTTACTGCGATCTATGGGGGTGGTTTTAAACCACCTACCAAAGGTCACTTTGACTTAGTTAAAACCGCTTTAAAAGATTTCAAAGACATAGACAAATTCTTAATCTATGTTGGTGGAGGTGTTAGAGATGGAATCGAACAAGAACAATCTTTACAAGTATGGGATATTTACAAGGAATTGCTCCCATCTAAAGTTCAAATAGAACCATCCCCTTCCCCAATCGGAGACATCTTACGTTACGCTAAAAACCATCCAGACGAGAAAGTATATTTTGTTTTGGGTTACCGTGAAGGTAGAGAAGACGATCTACAAGACGTTAAAAATCGCACTAAAGGAGTTGAAGAAAAATATCCTAATATAGAGGTTAGAGTAATCCAAACCCCAGCTGGTGATATGAGTGGAACAAATGCTCGTAAAGCCCTACAAAAAGGAGATAAAGAGAAATTCTTTACTTATTTACCTACCGAAATCCCAGCCAACGAAAAAGAAGATATCTACAATATTTTAGAACCTAACGTACTAAAAGAAGGTGATCCTAAAGTAGGCACAGGTAAAAAACCAAAAGGATCAGATCGCAGATTATACACAGACGAGGATCCAAGCGATACTGTTAAGGTAAAATTTTCTACCAAACAAGACATTATAGATACTTTATCTAAAGCCTCTTTCAAATCAAAATCACATGCTCGCCAATCTCAAATTATTAATTTGATTCATCAGCGAGTAAGAGCCGCTTACGAAAGAGCTAAAGATCCAGAGGTAAAAAAGCGTTTAAAAACTGCTTTAGATTATGCTGAACAAAGAAAAGAAGCATCTAAAGAAAAGACAGAACGTTTAAAAAAAGAAAACGTAGCTCCTAACCACACAGGTAAAGCAGCTCCATTTGGTTCAGGATATAAATCACTAAAAGAAAATACTATTCCTTCAATTGATATACTCGAAAAAATAGCCGAGTTAACTCTTTATATGAGAGAAAAGGGATATAATATTGATCCGGTTCCTAGCATCACCATCATAGATAATGATATGGAAAATGCCGGTGAATTCTTGGGTAAAACCGCATACTATGATCCGATCAATAAGTCTATCACCTTATATACTTATGGCCGTCATCCCAAAGATATTGTGCGTTCTTTCTCT